CGCCGAGTTCCTGCTCAATAGCAACGTCAACCGCACGTCGCCATCCGCTGCCACGACCCTGCAATGGACCGGTGCCGCAGTCTCTGCGGGAACGCCCTGCAATGTGATGCTGACGGTGGCGCCGACCGACGGCCAGCGGCTGCTCAACGGCACCAATGTGCGCGGCATCCTGTTCCGCGGCATGACCGTGGCAGGCACCTCCTGCGTGCTGATCGCCAGCGTGCGCCGCGCCACCATCGAGGTCGGTGTGCATGAGCCGGCCGGCGTGCCCTATGCCAGCTGCACGCTGACCGCCGGCTCGCAGACTGTCACGGTGACCGCCAGCACGGCAGGGCTGCGCATCGGCGAGAGCGTGGTATCGGCGAGCCTGCCGCCCGGCTGCTATGTCGCCAGCATCACCGATGCCACGCACTTCCTTGCCTCAGCACAGGCCACCGCCAATAGCACCGAGACGGTGACCATCGGGGGCGCCGGCATCCGCTTCGATGTGGTGGACGGCCTCAGCGACAGCAACGATACGCAGTATTTGCGGGTGCGCATTGTCGGCTTCGCGCTGGCGGGTGCGGCCAATGCCACGCCACCGCTGGTGATGATCGGCGGTTCCGGCACGGTGGGCAGCACCGGCGCGCATTTCGGCAACACCAGTATATGCTATTTCGATGAGATCCATGTGACCTATAACAACGGTCACGGCGTGGTCATGAACAGCAGCGACCACAACCTGCATGATAATCTGGTCGGCCAGAAGCTCGGCGCCGGGGCGGGACGGCTATTCGTTTGCAATGGCTCGCTGGATCCGAACCACGGTGCCTGCCGGTTTCACATCTTCAATCACCTGGGTGACGGCGGCTTGCATACCGGCACCGATACCGGCGGCTATACCGACCCGACACGCGGCCACCGCATCCTGTTTCTGGACCGCGACAACGGCGCGCCGATGCCCACGGTTGGCGCTGGTGTCTGGCTGTATCTGAACAGCGACCAGACGCTCTCGCTCGGCGCTGTCGGCGGCACCCAGCCGGTGGCCGCGAACTATCCTGATAACACGACGGTGGGCGGCAATGGCCGTGGCGCGCACGCGACCGACCTGCAAACCGTCAGGACCGCTGCAACACAGGTCGCATCGGGGACTAATGCCGTCATCGCTGGTGGTGCGAACAATGTTGCGTCAGCCACCGACAGCACGGTCTCGGGCGGCGGCACCAACGCAGCCACCGCGAATTATACCACGGTGGTCGGCGGCGTCAGCAACACCGCCAGCCAGCAAGCTGCCGTGGCGATGGGCAACTTCGCCGCAGCGGATTTGATTAATTCGCTGGCACTCGGCTCAGGCGCGATCGCTTCCGGGCGCCACGTGCAGAAAGTCACGCAAGTGCTATGGGGCCTTAGCGCGGCGAATACCACGCCGGTGCGGTTGACCGCCGACGGTAACGCGGCCGGTGCAGCTAACGTTGTCAATATGACCTACAGCGACCAGGCATATGCCATCACCGTGCAGCTGATCGCACTCGACGCGACGCCCGCGAATAACTATTACGCCTGGACGCAGCCGATCGGCATCATGCGGCGCAACGGCCTGACCGGCGCCGTGGCCTATGCACCCGGCACGCCGGCCACGGTGTCCATCGGCACTACCACGGGCATCGTCGTGACCGAGGCAGCGGATACCACCAATGGCGGCTATAGCATCACCTTCACACCGCCCACCGGCAACACTGCCATTTGGCGCATTGCCGCCACCGTCGAGTTCACCCGCGTGGATGGATCGTAGCACATGAGCCGTCGCATCCTGCTCACCGCGCTGCCGGCATTGCTGGCACCGTGGCGCGCCAAGGCCGATTTCGTAACCAGCGCCGGCGGCAGTGCCGCGCATGGCATTACACCGCTTTACAGCACGTTTAGCAGCGTCGGAAACGGCGCCGATACCACCGAGGACACGCTGCAGACCTACGTGGTGCCGGCCAGCACGCTGGTGAATGTCGGTGATCGGTTGCGCATCGAGTTGTTCGGCACTCTGGCCGCGTCAGCCGATACCAAGACTATCCGTGTGCGGCTGAATGCCGGCACCGCCATTGCCACCTATGCCGCGTCAGCCGCCGGCCAGACCACTTGGGCGTTGTGGGTTAGCATAGCCAAGACCGGGCCGAATGCGCAGTCCGCGACCGGGCAGTCGCTGGGCAGCTCCAACTCATCCAACGCCAACGGCACAACTACCAGTATCACCGACACATCGCCGATCACCATCACCGTCACCGGGCAGAACAGCACCACCGCAACGGCCGGCTCGCTGACCTGCCGCTACATGACCGTCGATTACCTCTACTGAACCGCCATGCAGCAAACCATCTTCGCGCCGTATCTGCGCACCTCGCCGCTGCACACGCCGCGCCGCGATCTCGCGCTTGCCGCCTCCGACAGCCTGTATCTGCGCGTCACCATCGTGGAGAGCGATAAGCCGGATGCGCAGTTGCTGACGCTCACCGGCGGCCTCGACGGGCCGCAAGCGCAGCTGCTGATCTGGACCGACCGCGCTATCCTGTGCGGTGGCTGCTGCGACTACGAGCGCCCGCTTACCGCCGGCGGCAGCGTGCTGTGGTCCGCCATGGGCACACCGCAGGCCGGCCTCGGCAGCTTCGACTTCACGGCGAGCGCCGGCACGCTCAGCAATCTGCCGCTGCGCTGCGGCTGGGGCATGCAGCTCGGCTGGTCGGCCACCAAATCCGACCTGCTATTCAGCGGCATTCTCAACGTCGGCATGGCGCGGTTCGGCCCAATCCCGCCGGTCATCACGCCGATCGCCACCGACGATGAGGTGTTCGTACTGCAGGACGACGCCGCGACATTCACGCTCGCATAGGAGCCACGATGTCCGCCACCATCCCGATCACACCAGGCACCAGCATTGACGGCATCCGCATTGCCGATATGCCCGACCTCGGCGGCTTTACCGATGTCTGCTCGGTGGTCGGCGAGCATGCTGGCAGTGGCCGGTTTGCCGCGCTGGCGCTGCGCTCCTACGTGATCAGCGCGATGGCCGCGGCGACGCAGTTTGCCACCATCGCCGCGCTGCGCGCCAATACCGCTTACGTCAGTGCCGGTATGCAGGTGAGTGTGGCGGGCTATTATGCCGCAGCGGACGGCGCCGGCGGGGCTTTCATCGCCATGCTGAGCGACACCACCAGCGCGGATAACGCCGGCACGGTGATTGTCGATGCCGTGGCGCAGCGCTGGTATCGCGACACCCAGGACATGCCGCTGTCGGTCACCTGGTTCGGCGCTCGAGGCGATGGCACCAGCGACGATACCACGGCGTTCCGCAACGCCATTGCCACCGGGCAAAGCGTGCGGATTCCGAAATCGCCGACGCCCTACATCCTGCGCGATGCGGTGACGTGTACGACATTCGGCCAGATCATCGCCGGTGACGGTAAAGCGGCATCAGTCATCCAGATCGGCAGCACGTTCAACCTGTCGGCGCAAGGCGTGTTCGTCATCAACACACCGCCGCCGCTGGTGCCGGCGCCGCAGTTCCGCGATTTCACCGTGGCGTTTATCCAGCCCGACACCACGGTCAAGTCATCGCTCACCAACTATCCGCCGGCGTTCTACAGCAACAACCAGTCGCGCGGCGTCTGGCGCGGCGTGAAGGTCAGCGCGGCGATGACGGCATTTGCGCTGGTCGGCAATCCCGGCGGCACCTCGATCGTCGATTGCGAGATCTCGGCATTCAACGATCACATCGCGATTGACGGCGCCGCCGACACCGTGACGGTGGAAAACTGCCGCTTCGAGGGCGACACGCTGACCGCCAACCAGATGACGATTTACACCTCGCCGACCCAGGGCGGCATCGGCATTCACAGCGGGCGCTGCGACGATCTGTCGGTCGCCGCCTGCCTGTTCTATTGCGGCACCGGCCTCGCGACCTATCAAGGCAGCGGCGGCAATACCACCTTCGGCACGCTGGTTAACTGCGCGTTTGACACCACCAGCGGCCTGGCGATGGCGGGCGGCGAGCTGGTGCTGTCGGCGTGCTATTTCACCGCTGCCAGTGCCGGCGTTAATCCGGTGTCGGTGTCAGCCGGCGTGCTGGCGATGTCCAGCACCTGGTTCTACGCCGCGGTGCCGCTGACTAACGGCTTTGTGCTGCTGTCACCGTCGTCCGGCAACACCATCAGTTGCCAGATCGCTGGCGGCGCCATGGATACCTCGTGCGGCGATATGTTCGGCATCCAGGCGTTCGGCAACACCTTGCTGAATGTTGCCGCCATGACCTTCAGCGCGCACCAGGGAACTGCGCTGACGCATGCGGTGCTGCAGATCAACAGCGGCGCGCTGCTGTCAATGACCGGCTGCCGGCTGTCGGCAGCTTCCGGCGGTTCCGGCAACCTCATCGTGCTGGCCGCAGACGGCGCGCACAACGTTACCGGCAATGCGCTGGGCGGCTACGGCGCGCAATTACCCGCCGGGCATACGCAACTCATGTACGCCAACAACAACTGATGTCGGACACGCAAGCGTCTGCCGGCGGCATGCGGCGTATTCCGATGCCGCTGGAAAGCTACCAGCACCCGTCATTGCCGCTGGTCGCTAAACGGCTGGTGAACATGATGGCCGAGCAGGCGCCGCAGGATGCGCGCACGCCGGCGTTCCTGGCCTCGACGCCGGGGCTGCTCTACTACACCACGGTCGGCACTGGTCCGATCCTGGCGATGAATGACGACCAGCCGGGCGTGCTGTATATCGTCTCCGGCACTAAGTTTTACCGCATCACCTATGCTGTTGATGGTAGCGCGATCAGCACGCTGCTCGGCGATGTCGGCACCGCGGATGCCGGCACCAGCCCGTGGAATAGCTTTGTGACGATTGCCGCGGGACCGACTGCCGCGGTGGTGTGCGTGGCACCGCGCGCCTATACCTGCGGGCACTTACCGACCGATACGCTCAACCAGGTCACCGATCCGGCGTTTCCCGGTGCCAGCTCGGTCTGCTACTGCGATGGGTATTTCGCGTTTTCCTCGCTCGGCGATACCGCGCAGTGGTTCATCTCCAAGGTGCTGGATCCGCTGTCCTACGATGCGTTGGATTTCGCCTTCTCCGACGCGTTGCCGAACGTCATCCGCCGGGTGATCACGCATCGTGGCCAGGTCTGGACCGTCGGCGAGGAGGGCATGGAAATCTGGTATGACGCCGGCGCTGTGAATTTTCCGTTCCGGCGTGCCTCGGGCGGGGTTATTCCGATCGGCACCGGCTCGCCGGAGGCAGTTGCCAAGGCGGACCAGTCGGTCTGGTGGATGGGCCTCGACGGCATTGTCTACCGCTCGAACGGCTACACCCCGCAGCGGGTTTCGACGCACGCCGTCGAGGCGATCATCGGCGACAGTTCGGTCAGCCTGCTGGCGCTGACGCATTCCTACCGCGGCCACTGGTTCTACTGCCTGACCACGTTGGACAACCGCACGCTGGTGTATGACATCGCGACGCAGGCGTGGCACGAGCGCGCGACCAGCGCTGACGGCAGCGGGCCGTGGCAGGCCACCCGCGCGGCGGCTACCGGCACCGCGCTGAAACTGTTCGGCGATCGCAGCTCGGGCGTGCTCTACACGCTCGGCATGCAGGCCACCGACGCGGGCGTTGCCGTGCTGCGCCAGGCGACGCTGCCGCCGCTGTGGGCCAATACGAATAGGGCGTTTTGCGCCAGGGTGGAGATCGAGATGGAGGCCGGTGCCGCTTGGTCGCCGGGGCCGGTGACGCTGGAATGGAGCGATGACGGCTCGCGCACCTGGGGGCCGTCGCGCACCATGTCGGCTGGCGCGCCGGGCGACACCCGGCATCGCGTCTATACCACCCGGCTGGGCAGCTTCCGGCAGCGCACTTTTAGGCTTTCTACCAGGGGGCTGACGCGGTTCTACGCGGTAGACTGCGACATTGTGGCCGGCAGTAACTGATGGCGGCCAACCCGCGCATTGTCGAGCCGCCGTTCTATGACTCGCCGCTGGTGAAAGCGCCGAGCGGCGGCCAGCAGTATTCGCAGGCGTGGACAGAATACCACCAAACGGTCGCCGACAAGCTGACGGAACTGCATGCCGGCGTGATTGACGGATCCGATGCCGCGGCGGGCGATGTCGGCGAGTATCTGACGGCGACGGCGAGCGGTGTCGGGTTAGCGAATAATGTCGCGGCGACTGTGGTGTCGCTGAGCCTGACCGCGGGCGACTGGGATGTCAGCGGTGCGGTGGTGTTCAATGCCGGTGCCGGCACGCACAATATGTTCTCGGCGGGGATGGACGGCGCCGATACGGTGATTGTCGCGAATTACCCGAGCAGCGCCGTGCAGCAGCGGCTGGCGACAGCGACAGCGCGCTACAGCGGCAGCGCGGCGATGACCGCCAACGTGGTGGCGCAGGCGGTATTTACCGGCACGATGACGGCAGATGCGACGGTGCGGGCGCGGCGGGTGAGATGAGGTTCGTGCAGGTCGCTGCCGGCGTTGAGACGCTGCCGCTGCAGCTTGAACTGGCGCGTAATGCGGAGTTGTGGGACCAGCGGCCGGATCGGCGCCTCTATCCCGGCACGCCGCACAGCGCCATGCGCGACATCACCGTGCGCTATATGCCGGCGGCAGACCTGACTGACCTCGAGGTGCGGCGGCGCGAGCATCGCAACACATTCTGGCCAGCCTGGTACGCGTTGCCGGCGCTGCGTCCCGTAGTGTTCGGTTTGATGGCGCGCGTGCAGGCGGTGGAACTCGGCTCGATCCTGATCACCAAATTGCCGCCCGGTAAGCAGATCGATCCGCACACCGACGCCGGTAACTGGGCGCCGGAATTTTACAACACCAAGGTGCATTGGACAGTGCAGGGCCGGGCGCAGGTGAGTTGCCAGGATGAGACATGCGAGTTTGCCGCCGGCACGGTTTGGACGTTCGATAACCTGCTGATGCACGACATCACCAACAACGGCGATGAGGACCGCGTGTGCGTCATCATCTCCTTACGTTGCGAGTCATGAAGTGCGCGCCGCATCAGCCGGAGGGCTCGCTGGTGATCTATGCCGGTATATACGCCAAGACGTGGCACGTCGCTGACGCCGGCACCATGCTACCGCAACACGCGCATACGTGGCCGCATCTGACGCTGCTGATGCGTGGTGCTATCCGGCTGTGGCGCGGCGACGATCTCGACGGCGACTATCACGCACCGGCAACACTGAAGATCCCGGCGCAGGAACTGCATGCATTCCTGACACTGACCGACAACGTGGTGTTGGCATGCGTGCATAATGCCGATCACGTCGATGGCGACACGCCGGAGATCCACGCGCGCCACGACCTGGAACTGGAGGACTAGCGAATGCCTTTCGGGGTCGCGGCGGCGGGCATTGCGGCGGCGGGCGGCATTGCCGGCGGCATCATGCAGAGCCGCACCGCAGGGGGCGCCCAGAGCGCCGCGCAGGCAGCGCTCGCGCAGCAACGCAACGACCTCGGCCCGTGGCGCACCACCGGCGGCCAGGCGCTCGGCGCCACCGCCGACCTGCTCGGGCTGAACGGCCCGGATGCCGCCAATGCGGCGTTCGCCAATTACCAGACCTCGCCGGGCTATCAGTGGCAGTTGCAGCAGGGCTTGCGCGCGGTGGATGCCGGGCAGGCAGCGCAAGGCATGCTGCGTAGCGGCGCGACGCTGAAGGCCGAGCAGACCTATGGCCAGGGCTTAGCCGATCAGGATTTCAGCGATTATTATTCAAGACTCTCCGGTATTTCGCAGCTGGGCGAGAATGCGGCGGCGGCGGGTTCGCAGACCGCGGTGAAGTCGGCGGCGACGACGCTGGGCGGCGCTAATGCGCAGAACTCGATCTACGGCAACGTCTTCTCTAATCTCGGCGGCACCGCGAATACGCTGCTGAACAATCCCGGCTTTCAGAGTTGGCTGAAAGGCAGCGGCACCGGCGCGGTGACCCCGACGCCGGCGTTCGATCCTAACCTCTACGGCTACGCAGGGGCGTAGGCCATGTCCGGCACGCAACCATCCACGTTCTATCCGGTCAACCAGATGCTGGCGGACAACGCGCAGCAGATCGCCAACCTTTACGCGCCGCAGCGCAACCAGATGCTGCTGGCGCAGGGCCAGCAGCAGCTCGCCGAGAATGAGATGGACGTGATGGGGCGTGCCGCGCAAGGGCTGTTGTCGCTGCCGGATGAAGCGGCACGCGCGCAGGCGTATCCCGGCGTCGTCGCCGACCTGCAACAGCAGGGCTTCGCGAAGAACGCGCCGGCGCAGTATCCCGGCGAGCAGGTGCTGCAGCAGTTCCGGGCGCAAAGCCTGCCAGTCACGCAGCAGTTCAATCTTGGGCTGGCGACATCGCCTGGCCTGATCGATCAGTTGCAGCGGGTCTATGGTGGCACTTCCGGCATACAGTCGGGAACGACGCAGCCAGCGGCCGTCCCCAGCTACGGCGGTAACGCTTTGCCTAAGATGCCGCCGGAATACGATGCCTATTTCCAGGAAGCCGCGCAGCGCTATGGCATTCCGGTGGATGTGCTGAAGGCGCAGGCGGCGCAGGAAAGCGGCTTCAATCCGAACGCCGTCGGGCAAAACGGTGAGATCGGCATCATGCAGATCAAGCCTAGCACGGCGGCCAATCCAGGGTTCGGCATATCCGGCATCAGCGATCCGGCGAACGCGCTGAAGGATCCCCGAACCAATATCATGATGGGCGCGGCGTATCTGAAGGCGCGCGCCGGCAACGCTGATCTCTCGACGCCGGCTGGGCAGGCAACCGCGCTGCGGGCATATAACGGCGGCGGCGATCCGGA